CAATCTTTCTATTGATGACCCTTCTCCTGTAGGTATTCAGCATAAACACTTTTTTAATGGAAAAGGCAAATTTGATTCTTCTAGCTTAGGTTCTCTTAGTATTATTGCTTTGCGTAATGCTATTGCAGTTCAGAGATATAAAGAGATTCAGTTGGCTAATGACGTTGATTTTCAGTCTCAGATTGAAGCACATTTTGGTATTAAGCCAAATGATAAGGATGAAAATTCTCTGTTCATTGGTGGTTCATCTAGTATGATTAATATCAATGAGCAGATTAACCAAAACCTTACTCCTGGTAATAAGGCTTTTTATGGTGCTGCTCCTCAAGGTAATGGCTCTGCTGGTATTAAGTTTACAGCTAAAACATACGGTGTAGTTATTGGTATTTACCGTTGTGTACCTGTTCTTGACTTTGCTCATAATGGTATTGACCGTACACTTTTAAAAACTGATGCTTCTGATTTTGTTATTCCTGAGTTGGATTCAATTGGTATGCAACAGACTTATCGTTGTGAGGTTGTTGCTCCTCACCCTTACAATGAATTGTTCCCAGAGTTAACTGCCACCAACGGTGCTGCTCCTGATATGTCAGAAACTTACGGTTATGCTCCTCGTTACTCTGAGTATAAGACTTCCTATGACCGTTACAATGGTGCGTTTGGAAATACGTTGAAATCTTGGGTTACAGGTCTTAACTTTGATTTTCTTAAGGATTATTATCTTTATCCTTGGTCTGCTATTACTGCTCCTAATATGTTTTTGTGCCGACCTGATATAGTTAAGAATATTTTTGGTATCACTGAGTATAAGACTTCTGATGATGACCAGTTGTACGTTGGTATGGTTAATATGTGTTATGCAACTCGTAACCTTTCACGTTATGGTTTACCTTATTCAAATTAATTATTATGATGGATATTTCTCTTTGTGGCGTTCTACAGTACGTCCGACCAATCGGTGAAGAATTGCAACATCAGACTGTAGGCTCTGATACTGTTTGTTTGCATAGTGATTCTTATATTCTTACTCGTCTTAGTGAGATGAAAATTTCGCAGAATATGGTTGATATTATTACCAATCGTCTTCAGGAAGTTAAAGATAGTATGCCTGATAATCTTCGTCAGTCTTTCGATAAATTGAATGATTTTGAGAAGATGGATTTGACTGATTCACGTTACCAGCAATGGCTTAGTGATAAGGTTGAAAAGACTAAGGATTTTATGTCTCAGCTTGATTCTGAGGTTAAAAAGGCTAAGGATTCAGAGGATATGGAGAAACTTAAGAAAGCAAATTTGGCTTTGCGTGATTTCGTCCTCCGTCTTGGTTCTCCTGATGTTCCTGATTCTTCTAGTGAGTAGTTATTTTCAGTATTTTTCAGTATAAGTTTTTTACTTATACTGAATTATACTGAATTTCAGTATTTTTCAGTATAGATTTTTTACTATGTTACATTTTAGATTTCTAGATACTCCTTCTCGTGCTTATCATTCCGCTCTCGGTGCTGGTATTATTTCAGGTGCTGGTTCCCTTATTGGTGGTTTGTTTAGTTCTGGTGGTTCTCATTATGCTGCCCGTAAGCAATTGCAAGCTGTTCGCGAAACCAATCAAACGAATTGGCAAATTGCTCAGCAAAACAATGCTTTCAATGAGCGTATGTGGAATAAGCAGAATGAGTATAATACACCTCAGATGCAGCGTGCCCGCTTAGAAGCTGCTGGTCTTAACCCTTATCTTATGTTAGATGGTGGTTCTGCTGGTATTGCTGAGAGTGCTCCTACTGCTGATACCTCAGGCACTCAAGTTGCTCCTGATATTGGTAGTACTATTGCTGGTGGTTATCAGGCTTTTGGTAATAGCATTTCTGCTGCTGCTAGTCAGATTGCCCAGATGTCTTTTCAAAATGACCTTCAATCTGCCAATGTTGCTAAAACCCAAGCCGAAGCTAAGAATGCAGATTTGCAAAATGCTTATGATTCATTGCGTAATCAGTTTGCTGCTGCGCAGTTTCTTACCGATTTGCGTTTGAAGCAGAAACAGGGCGATATTTCTCAGTATGAAGCTAATTACCTTCGTGATTCTATGCAAGACAGACTTGATGCAGTTAAGTTTCAGAATACACTTACCGGCTCTCAATCTTCTTATTATAATCAGCTTGCTGGTCTTACTGATATTCAGCGCAGAATTCAGGAAGTTAATCTTGATTGGTTGCCTCGTGAGAAACAAGCTGGTTTAGCTGCTACCTTGCAGAATATTCGTTCAATGGTTAGTCAGATGCATTTGAATTATGCTCAGTCTAAAAATGCTTATGCTATGGCTGCTCTTAATTATGCTCAAGCTAATGGTGTGCGTATCAACAATAAATTGCAAGATTCTATTTTCGATTTGTCTGTTGGTATGGCAGAAAATCAGTATGAACAAGGTCTTTGGACTAACGAGAAATCCCGAATGGGATTCGATATTCCTGTTACTAATTTACCTTCTGGTTTTGCTCAAGGTCTTGGAAATGCTGGTCGTGGTGATTTAAGAGGTTATGGTTCTGGTCATCCAATTAAACGACGTGCCAAAAAGCATTAGTTTCTATTATTAATATTAGCGTGTGCGCGTTTTTTTACGTGCGCGCGCTTTTATTTTATCTTTATGTGCGAGTTTCCGCTTAAGGAAACGACAACCCAGCCGCTAAAACTCTATCCGCTAGGCACACAATACCATGAAAAACACTAGCCTTTTTGTTTCTTTTTGGGCAATGCCAAAAAGAAAGCCGTCGGCAGACCCCGCGGAGCGTAAACGCGCTCGCTTCCGTGCGCCAGACGGAAGGCAGGTTATAGGGCTGCAAGCCCTAATCGCCAGTTATCGTTAGTTCTTTGAGCGCAACATAATAGACGTTGCGACATCAGAAAATTCTGCGTAGGCAAATTTTCCATGTCGTGACGTTTATTATGTTGTGCGCCCAGCGAAGCAGAAAATGGACAATAATTTAGTCGTTTGCATTGCGACGAAGGAGCCTTGCAAACGTCTAAATTATGTTCATTTTCACATTTCCGTTGGTCGAACACTCAAGCAGGTAAGGCTGGCGAAGCCAGCAAAAAGCAAAAGCGAGTAAATTTCCTCGCTTTCTCCTCTCTCTCGTTCTCAAATAGCAAAAGTGACACCACTATAATTATGTGGTGGTAGTTTATGCACTTTTGTGCTATTCTGCTATCTTTGAGTTTACATTTCACGTGAAATATAGTGAAAGTAATACAAAATCTGTTACTATATTACTGTTTATAATATAATTTTGTTTATATTTGCGCTCGAAATCAGTTATTTAATGTTTCTGATTGATTTGTTTAATGTATAAATAAAATTTTAGCTTATGGTTTCGGTACGTATTGTTCTTAATTCTTATGAAAATAAAAAGTTCTTAGCTTTTTCTATGAATGAAGCACTTGAACTTATTCGTGAGTATGATAGTAGTAATATTAAATCTATATATATTTATCCAAATTATAATTGATATGAAAAATAAGGTTTGTTTTCGGCAATATCTTCGTTGTGTTATTGTCTACACCGATATTCAGTTTGTCCGTACTCTGCATTATGCGGTGTCTACTGATTATGTAGAAGATTTTATCCAGATGATTAAGGATACATTTGTTCACCCTGATATTTCTTTTACTGATATTATCTATTCTCCTGATTCTCGTCAATTTTTCCAAATTATATAAATATGAAAAAAGAAGTATTAAAGATTATTATTAAGGTATTGATTTATGCCTTGGGTTTGATTGGTTCGGCTCTTGGTATTACTGCCTTAACTTCCTGTTCGTCTAGCCGTGCTGTTGAGTGCCATGGCAAGACTACTATTCTTATTCAGGATAGTACGGTTGTTGAGCACTCTAGTGATTATTTTCGTAACTTTAAATACAGGTATTAATGATTCAGTCTTTCGTAAAGTGTTTCAACCCTTTGATTCTTACTGATTCTCGTGGTTATCCATTCCAAGTTCCTTGCGGTAAATGTATCGCTTGCCAAAATAATAAGCGTTCTTCTCTTTCGCTTAAATTGCGTCTCGAAGAATATACATCTAAGTATTGTTATTTCTTAACCTTAACTTATGATGATGATAATTTGCCCCTGTTTTCTATTGGGTCTGATTCTCTTTGCAAAGACTTCCTCCGGATATATCCCTATTCTGAGCGTCTTCGCCATGATTCTCTTATTGATGATTTTTGTTCTGATTTTTATGATTTTGATAATGATTTCATTGATAAGATGGATTACTATTCTGACTTTGTTCTTAATTATGAACGTAAGTTTGGTAAGTCTTGTGTCTATGGTCACGGTTTGTATGCTCTTCTTTATTATAGAGATATTCAGTTATTTTTGAAACGTATAAGAAAACATATATTTAAGTATTATGGAGAAAAAATTCGTTTTTACATTATCGGAGAATATGGTACAAAATCATTGCGTCCGCATTGGCATTGTTTATTGTTCTTCAACTCGTCTTCACTTAGTCAGGCGTTTGAGGATTGCGAAAACGTTGGCACAACTGCAAGACCATGCAACTGTCCTCGCTTTCTACGTCCGTTCTGGGAGTTCGGTATTTGTGATTCAAAACGTACGAATGGAGAGGCTTACAACTACGTTTCTTCGTATGTTAACCAGTCTGCTAATTTTCCAAAGTTGCTTGTATTGCTTTCTAATCAGAAAGCCTATCATTCTATCCAACTTGGTCAGATTTTACCAGAAGAAAGTTTTGTATCAGCTATCCAAAAAGGTGACTTTTCGTTCTTTGAACGACAATTCTATGTCGATTCATTTGGCGTTGAAAACCCTTATTCCGTCTGGCGGTCGTATTACACTCGGTTCTTCCCAAAGTTTACCTGTTCAAGTCTGCTTACTTTTGAGCAAACATATCGAGTACTTACGTGCTTCGAAACATTAAGAGATTTGTATAATACTGATTCTGTCGGTGTTATTTGCAGACGTCTATTTTATCATTATCATTTTGGGTATCCTGATACTCACGATATTTATGATTATTTGCGTTTTGCTTATTATGCTGTACTACATTCTAAAGATGTATCTCTTTTTAGTGCTCTCAGGTCTTGTATCTCAGCTAGTCGTGCATTTTTACGTGCTGCTGCTAAGTGTGGTCTTACTCCTACTGCTTATTTCCGTAAATATTTGGATTTCTACAGTTATATAGACCTTTCTCACTTGCGTTCGCATTTTGAAAATTGTCTTGCGTCTTCTGAGTATTGTTCTAACTATTATAACATTTATCAGTTACGACATATTAATGGTAGCTACATTTATGCATCTGATTCTGAGTATTCACGTTTTCGTGTTTCTGAACAGATACGTTTTGAACGTTCTATTAAGCATCGTGACCAAATTGCATTATTAAATATTAATTCTAATTTGTAAAATTATGGCTAATCGTTCTAACATTATGGGTTTGCACGGTTTGAAAAATAAACCGTCCCGTAATTCTTTTGACCTTTCGCATCGTAACTTGTTTACGGCTAAGGTTGGTGAGCTTCTTCCTTGTTTCGTTCAGGAAGTCAATCCAGGTGATTCTGTTAAGGTTGATTGCTCTTATTTTACCCGTACTGCTCCATTGCAGTCTAATGCTTTCACTCGTCTTCGTGAAAATGTACAGTTTTTTTTCGTACCTTATTCTGCTCTTTGGAAGTATTTTGATTCTCAGGTTATTAATATGACTAAGAATGCTAACAATCAAGATATTTCTCGCATAGCATCTAGTCTTAC